AAATATTTAATTGCATATTTAAGATATATTTGCAGGGAATGAGGAATTAACCTCATTTCCCCCATAGTTCAGGCTGCTACGCAAGCCTCTTTCTCCACAACCTCCGGCTCTGGATTGAGCGAGAATCCGCGTCTTTCGTCGGCAGTCTCTTCGTCGATGGAATATCCTTGGCCTTCGCTGTCAATGCAGGGCATTACCAGAGTGATGTCGAATTCCTTGGAATCTAAGAGTATGCCTTGGTTGGAGTTGTCGATCCACATTCCTTCGGTCTGGAATTTGAGCATCTGGTGTTTAGCTGCTCCGAAGCACACGTCTCTCGTTGCAGGCTCAACAAGTTCAAACTTAGCCTCGATATTCTTTCCAAAGTCCACGTCGGTTTCGTCGAGATAGAGGTATTTGCATCCCTCATAGGCACTGAGGATGACATGGTAAGCCTGCGATTTCGCCGCCTTGAAATAGTTGGCGAATTCCTTCTGAGCTTCCTTTGTCAGTCTGAGGTGCTGATGGTCATACTCGAATGGTATGACGCGATGCCAGTTGGGATAACCGCTACCGCTATCCTCGAAACTCTGCAACACGCTCTTGATCTTCATGTCGCCACAGCAGGCAATGGCGGTGTCATGCACCTGCATTTCCTTGCGGCAGTAGAATTCAAATTCTACGGAGTTGCCATTCTTCTTAGCATAGTCGCAGATTCTTTCCCAATCCTTTGCCGTGAACAATGCCCTGAGAACATGGTCGTAGGGATTGTTACGATGCACACCAATGACATCGGTAGTGATTACGGAAATGATATGTCCGTCTGAAGCGACGAAACTTACTAACTCGGTGTCGAGATTCACTTCTGCCAACACGCAGTTCAAAGCGGGTCTGAATTCCTCCTTTGACGTACACTTAGCGAGTTTCTTTGCCAGAGTAGCATTGTCGAAAGCAAAACCGATGGTTGTTACCAACGTCATATCCACCTGCTCTTCGTAGGCGAACATAATCTCACCCTTGACCTTTGCCAATGACTTCCAGTATTTCAGCAGGTCGAATACCTGGTTGATTTGGAACTGGCACTCAAAGCCGTCGATTTCGATGTGACAGACATCGCCCGCAATCGTTACTATTGTGTCGTTGAATGCGATATTGAGGTCTGAGCCGCTTTTCGTTAGCTGCTCCACGCTCACGGCATTTCCACACTTTCCGATTTCCTCACGCAGTTTTGGACTGGCGTTGCAGGCATCAAAGAAAAACTCGTTAGCGAATCCGTACATAGCCTTGAAGATGGCTAAATCTTTCTGTAAATTTTCCATAATTGTGATTTTTAAATGTTGTGACAATAGCGTCGTACTTTGCAGCCAACTTAATGACTGCAAAATAATTAGGCTTTTATTTTCTGCCAACGCTGCAATGGTGCAGGCGCAAGCCATACATAAGTTCCGTTCATTATTTCCTTTCCATGAGGATAGGTGCAGGTGGGATCGCTTTCAACGTCTCTGCTGCCAAGATAGGATTTTCCGATACGCTCAAATCCCGTAGGAATCTTTGCCGCCTTGTCATTAGCCGTGACAATCATTATTGTCAGTGGGCCACCTTTGAAATTGCTACTCTGTGCCAGAGTGAATCTGCATAACGAAGGAATTTCGTTCTTTCTAAGTCCATTCATAATTTAACTGATTTAATTGTTCTGACAAAATCGTCGCAGTGTGGGAGAAAATTAATTCTCCGCACACCTTTCACCTAAAATTCAATTATGGACTAATTGATGTCAATAGAGAGGGTGTTGTACCACGCATACCTGCCAAATAACTTAGCAATGATATTGCAGGATGCTTCGTAGTAGAACAAAAACCTTGTGTACTCGCCGTTTGTCATGGCGAAATTCTTGTTTACTATGTTTCGCATTTCAGCCCAATATTCTCGCAGTAGGCAGTTTGGCTTGGTGTGTGCGGCATAGCAGCCAACGAGATAAATGAAAGCCTGCCTTTTGCCAGACTTCTTGCGTAGGTTCTGAGCATGGTCGAAAACCTCAATAATTCTTTCTTCGTTCATAATTTATAATGTTTGGTTAGACATAGCGGATGCAGCGGCAGTTAAGCCAGAGCATCCATAGCGTTACTCCACAACGCGCTCAACGACGCGGCTGTTGGGGTAGATTTTCTCTCCAGTTCTTTCGTCGCGGCTTTCGGCAATTTCCTGCGCCTTTTCCGGCGAACTGAATACTCGTGCCAAAGTCTTCGTTGACGATGGCTGGTCTTGAACAATCAGATAAACTTTCTTTTCTTCCATAGCAATTACTCTCTATAAAGTTCAACATAGAAAAAGAATCCACCGATTTCTACCTGCATCGTGCCTCTGATGGGCTTCCTGCGGGTCTTGGGGTCACGGATGAACAATTTGTAGGCATATTCGTTGTTGTCGCAGAATCTACGCATATTCGTGAATGTGCGCATGGCATCGCGTTTCCTGCTGAAACTCTGCTTGCGATATTCATCCTTGATAGTTGGGATATTGGTCTTTACTACATACATAGCCGTAAGTTTTAATTGATTTCCACTTCCTGCTCAATATCCATGAGATAACCTTCTTCGCCACAACACGGGCAAACATCTACGTCACAGTCAACGTACATTTCCTTCCCACATTTATTGCATACAACGTGGTCGGGTCTGGAATTTACTTTTGAAAAGTCCTGAATCATAATTAACTGAATTAATAAGTGAATAAAATAGAGGTAGGGGAGATAGTTAAATCTCTCCCTGCCAGATCTCTGGGTAGGCATCCCAATACCAATTCGCATCTTCATAGCGTTTGCCAAACCTGCGAATAAGGTAGTCGCGTTTTGCACCTAATGGCAATCTCTGAGCTTTGGTCATAAGGTCATCGCAATCTTGCAGGCATTGAACGTACTCCCTGCGATGCTTGTAAAACTCTGGAATATTGTCGATGCAAAGAATCTCGATGTATCTGCCTTTTTCATCATCCTGCTTGCGAGTCCATTCCTCACAATCTTCAAACGAACTGACTTTCTCGCCAATCATTTCAGAAATCCATTGGAACATTCTGTCTTCGTTGTCGAAATGGTGGAAGCATTCGGTGGCAAAGTGTCCGATGTTTACGCGGTAGTGGTCGCGTAGTGGGAATTCATCATGCCAGACTAATCTCTCACCTTCGTCAATAAGAATATCCACGCATCCTTCATCATTGTCAAAGAATCGTGTTGCACAATCTTTGTTGCAGAACGCATCCGTTCCGTCAAAGAGATAGCCAGAGGAAATAAGTTTGCCACAAACGCTACATCTGCGAATGTTTCTGGTAGAAACCACGTCGTAGTCAAGTTCCCACATTTCTGCCACGAAATCAACTGCCTTTCCGATTTCCGTCTTTCTGAGGAAAGAAATGGTGTCGGCATCTTCGACTTCATTTAAGTGGTCGATGTAATCCCTTACCAACTGTTGTGCGCTGATGATTATGTTTTTGGGATAACCATACTCGCCGTCTGGGTCGAATTTAATTTTTACTCTCATAATTCTTGAATTTTAGGGTTAATAGTGCCAGGAGCCGAAGTTAATCGGCTCAATGGCTTACTTTTCCTTAATTATTGCCTCAATAATGTAGCGCAATTCATCAAGCGAGAGACGTTCTACATTATCGTGGTCTGGGTCTGAATCTTCTTGGTAGCAGACACCATCGTTGTAGAAGCAATAATATTTCAGAGTTTCGTTGCCGTCAGCATCTTTGACGATGTAAAAAGCCCAATAGGTAGCGTAATGGAATGAGTTTTCAAGTTTGTCGAAAATCTCAAACCCTTCGTCATGCCTGCCAATGTCTGACAATGTTTCATCGTTCACTTTGAACTGCCTTGCAAAGAAGCAGCCCATTTCAGAGGTATTGAGGACATGGGTGATTTTCACACCCTCTTCATCTTCTTCCTCCATTCCAAACTCATTGTAGAAATAATCGCTCATTTCTTCGCCATTGTCGCGCACATACTCTGTGAGTGCATTGACAAGCATTTCCTGCGCGTTTCTGGCAGTTAAGATTAAACCTTTAATATCCATAACTATTTGAATTTTGGTGAATAAATAATAGGGCTATATGCGGATATTATTCCGCACATAGTCAGGCAACGCGGACAATGATATTCGCTTTGTCGTAGTGCCAATAGCCATAGGTTGAGGTGTCGCCAACCTCCATTTCGTCGATAGGCATACTCCACTCCTTTTCATCTGGAATTTCTTCCTTAACTTCTATCTCAGTCATAAGGCGAACGAATCTGTCACCATCGCCATACTTCGTGCCGATGACACTGAAAATCTTTTCATCCTCTGAATCCTCAGTAAAGGAGAGGATTCCGTTTTCATACTTTGTCTTCATAATCTTCTGAATTTTGGTGAATAAATCGTGACCATTTCGAGGATTAGCGCGAAATGGTCTGAGTTGGCTAATTGAACTGAGTTCCGTTGTTGTCGCCCTCTTCCCAAGGATTTGCTTTTAACTCTGCCTTGGCCTTTTCAACGGCTTCCTCGTAACTCTCTGCTTCAACCTCGATGTCTCTGCTGAATACGGCTGATGCTCTGATGGTGAATTTCTTGCTCACTTGCTTTTTGATATATTCCAGAATCCTCGCCAGTTCAAAGTCTGGGAGATAATTCGCTGAATTGTCAAACTTCTCGCCCTCAAAGGTGTCCTGAATGTGGAGAGTGCCGTTAATCATTAGCATGGAATTGAGTTTGTTTCCTTCGCAGAAGCAAGCAAATGAATCTCCGTCATCACCGACAAACTCAAAATCCCCGGGGAATTCTATCAAACCGCCATAGTGAGTGACAAGCTCTGCAATCTCTTCAAGGATTACTTGCCGATTATCATCCATGTGGGGATTGCAGAAATTGATGATAACTTCGAGATCGTTGTCATCGCAAATCTGCATGAGCAATTCACTTGCATTGTCAATTGCATCGTCACAGCACTCAATTTCGATGTCAAGTTTCTCCTTTATTTCCAGTGCATCCCTCTGAGCGAGAGTTTCAAGAATCAAGGCGAAATTGTCAATCATACTTTCATCGTTGAATAAGTAGTTGATTTTGCGAACCAACTCTCTGTTATGTCCGTTATTCGTTGACATAACCTGCTTAATTTCTCTTGCCATAATTGTAATGTTTAATAGGTGAATAAATCGTAGCTGCTCCAGAACTTAATCTGAAGCAACTGAATTCAGTCAATGTTCATCTGGCAGAAGAGCACAGTCTTAATGGCAGTGGAAATTCCGACATTTCCTGCGTCTTCAATATTTCCATAGCGATGACTGATTTCTTCGTAGATGCTGTCTTTGAGTTTGGCATACATGACATCAAGATTCTCTTTTCCCATCCATGAGAATAGTTTCTTGAAGCATTGATAGACTTCGCTCTTGCTTTCCTGCTCTCTTTCCTCAGAAACTTTCTGGACGTAAGCAAGCAATCGCTCAACACCCTCGTCAGTAAGAACCTCGGTATGGTCAAGGAAATCGTCACCATTTACGATGCTTCCAATCCTCAAATATCCGTCCTCGTCAACGTGGAGTGACGCGAGCTTTGCGGGATATCGTTGCTCTCCCTTTTCCTCGGCTTGGTCAAGCCAGAATGTTTCATCGAAATCCATTCGGTTGCCGTTTTCTTTGACGATTTTCACGATGTCATTTATGTTATACTCACGCTCTTTTTGTTTGAGGTGAGAAATGACAAGCACAATCAGATCGGTTGGCATACAATCCTCTTTGTAATCGTACTGCGAATTGTCTTCGTTCCAAATCGTTGATACCAGAATGTTGTCACCATCAATGGTTAATCCTTTGAGCCTGCTGTGACTGATTTCACTATCCTCTTCACGGCAGAGGAATTCCCAATTATTTGGTTCAAAATCGGCATAACCTCCATGCCTTTCAAGAATTTGGCGCAAGGTCTGGAGACTTTCTTCTCTGATTTCTGAGTGCAGGGCATCAATGATGTCAAGGAACGATTCACAATCGTAGTCGAATACTCCGCAACTTGCAGTGACCTCGGTATCTCCCACCTCATTTTTGATGTGGAAGAAAACCTCTTTTTCTGGGGTCATTTCTACTCTTGTGCAGAGTTCTGTTGTTGCAACTTCGCCATCGACAAAGTGAATGAAGACTTTCTTCTTGAACTGATGAAAGTCGTTGTCACCAAGGCATTTTCTGATGTCATCAAGAATCTCGTTCTTTACGGCTAAGAATTTCTCAGCATAATCTTTTCTTTCCATAATCATTGAATTTTAAGGGTTAGACAATAGCCAGAGAATACGAAGTTTATCGTACTCTCCGAATTTCAGCACTTGTAAGTGGTCTGCCAATCCAATCGGTTGTCAATCGTAGAAGCACTGAATCTGAGGTCGTTGCATCCGCACGGACTGAAAAGGTGGTAGCCGTTCTTTTCGTCACGATAGCCAGATTTCAAGTCGCCCAACCATGCATCCCAATTATGTAGAATTGCCTGCGGTGTGACGTTGAATCCGTTTTTCTTGAATTTATTGCAGATTCTTGCGACACGCTGAGCTGACAATGTTTTGGGTCTGCCAAGCATGATCTCAAATTCGTCGTAGCAGAATGTTTGCTTTCCCAACTTCTGAGCAATGAGGTTGTTCAGGGTAGTAAAACCCTCTGGAGCATCGTCTGGCAAACCCTCTCTATTGGGATGAGGCTTGTAAGGCGGTTGCTCTCCAATCTCCAATGTTTCCAGATTAAATGGAGTGTCGAAGCGAATGATAAACTGCGCATTTTCTCCGAACGGCAGAACCTCGATGATTCTGCCATCTTTCAACGTAAAACTCCAATGTGCATCTTCGCGGGAGTTAATGAATCTGATTTTTGCCATAATAATTTGAATTAAAGGTGATACAATAGAAATGGCGCACGAAATTGATCCTGCGCCATTGTATTCATTTACTTGCATTGATAAGCCACCACGAATCATCTTCGCGGTTGCAGACGTGGATAAGCCTGACTCCAGACTCGATAGATTTTGTCGGACGGATAGCCATGTCTTTTGCGACTGCATCAATGTAGGCTTCGTCAAAGTTTACAAGGTCTTGATGCTCTGGGTCATATTCATACTCGATTTCGACCTCAACCTTAACTGTCCTGCGGTAGTCGGAAAACGTGATGTCGAATTCCTCACCTCTTGCATAGTCGCCATCGTCAAAACTTTCATGGTCTGGGAAAGCATAGACTTTTCCGCGATGGGTGAAATTGCCGTTATCGTCTTTCCAGACATTAATTTCAAAATACCTGCCATTCTTTTCCACAACCCAATAGGCGTAGTTCTCGTCATTGTAATTGCGGTCAATTTTGTCGGTGTTAAGTGGTAGGCAATAATCCACACCCAAATAACTGAATTCTGCTTTAAATACCATAGTCATTGAATTTTATTGGTGAATAATTTGCGCCCATGCCCTCAGTTAAGAGAGCGCAGGCATTGTCATAGATTTGGATCATCCATGTCGTAGAAGAAACTCACGTACATTCCGCTTTCATAATCCAAGAATTCAACGCGCAAGCCCAAATTCTGCTCGTTTTCCCAAGATTTGAACTGCTTTTTGTAGTAGTCGCAGATGTCTTTCTTCGTATCTTCATAGTCTTCCATGAAGGGATTGTTGGCAAGGATTTCGATTTCTACCTTGTTGTCGCCAAAACTCCATTTCGCCCTGACGTAGCCCTCTGCATTTACGCACTTCGGATATTCTTCGTCGAATACCTGAACAAAGCCAACCAAATGCCTTAGTCCTTTCTCACGATGTCCTTTACCCTCGTAGAAGTTGCCGAATATTTCATTGGCATCCTCAAAGGCATCCTCGACCAAATTCTTGTTGTCGATGGGTGCAGGGATAAAATTTCTCTTTTCCATAACTCAATCTTTTTAGGTGAATAATTAGTGGCGGTGGAGAGTGTTATTTCTCCACTGCCTTAGTCCTCTCGCAAAGAGTCCAGAGTTTCGATTAATTTCTTCAGTTGTGAGAATTCCGTCACCACAACGTAGTCATCATCATCGTCACCATCGTTGAATCCTTTCCACTGAAACATCTGGAAAGCATCAATGGGGTCGATTTCGCTTAGTTCCATTACTACGGAAGAAATGCCGTCGCAAATCATAATGTTTTTGCCAGTCATTATCTGTCCGTTTTCAAGGATGGCAAAGAAGCCTCCACATATCAAGCCTATGTGAATGCAGTCGGTGTGACCCATTTCCTTTGCCTTTTTCACGTACCATGAACCGCGCAATACCTTTTCAATAGGTCTGAGCGTAGAATCGTAATGCGTAATCTCAATGCCTTTTCCTTTGAGGAACATAGCAAGCCTATGGGCTGTATTTTCAGCCATTTTCTCATTAGTGAACATAATATTGAATTTTTTGGTGAATAATTTTTGTTGAGGGGCAGGGAATTAACCCCACCACTCAATTTATCCAAATGCCTGTTCGTACTCTTGAAGTATAAGTTCTTTGTAGAGTTTCCAGTCATTTTCTGCCACATAACTCATGGCTCTCTGAAAGGCAGAGGAATTGGTGTAGGCAACAGACTTATTCATTACCTTTTGCTGCTTCTCTTGAAAATCTTCATCGTCTTCCATGCTGTTTTCGTCAAGCATGAAGAAAATGTCGTCTTCGTCGCCAAATTCTCGCCACCAATCTTCTTCAAGGTCTTCGTTCTGACCATACTCTTCCATTAATTCAGCAATATTCTCGCTGATTTTCGGGCTGGCTTGGTCAATACCGCAACGCATTTCATTAATACGCTCCAGAGCAACGGATTCTTCTGCGCTGCTCCAATTCTTGTTTTCTCGCACATATTCAAGTGCTGCTTTCAAATGCTTATCCATAATCATTAAGTTTTAAGTGAATAGTGGAATCCGTGATTATTCGTCAGCAGATTCCTTGATTTTGCCGTCGCAGAATAGTTTCTGCTTGTAATGGCGATGCTCTTTCATCGTAGCCGCCCATTGTTCTTTGGTGTATTTGTACTTGCCTTTTGCTTTCGATTCTTTGAGCCTTGCTTTATTGCTTTTTTCCTTATCGGGGTCAAGAATGAAAGTTATAAGCCTGCGCGATACTCCAAACATTGCGGCTAATTTGCGCTGAGATAATTTCTCTTCCTCTCTGAGCCATCGGATATATTGTTTTTGGTCTTCAGTGAGTTTGCGCCTGCGGTCATGCTTAGTTCCGGCAATCTTAATTTTCTCTGATTTGTACGGCATAATTGAATCGAATTTATTGGTTGGGTTAGGTAGGCGAAATTAATCGCCCATCTAACTTAGTCGTAGAGGTGAGAAATAATGTGCTCACGCAGGGCAGGATATTCTCGCAGGTGTTCAAGCATCCGCTTTCTATCCTCCTTTCTGAGCCGCTTGAAATCGTTCACACATTGGCGGTCATTGCTATTGCAAGAAAGCCAGTAGTTCCAAACCTGAGCAAGCCCGAATTCGTTCTGCTCTTCGCAATCGTTGGCTTTTGCCAAGCCTTTAATAGTGTATGCCATATCAAATCTATTAGGTGAATAATTCTATGGCGGTTCTGAGGCAAATTAATGCCTCAAAACCTTAGTTGAGGTCTGCGAGCTTGAAAGAGCCGTCTTTTATGTGCTTCATAATCTCGGCTTTGTTCATTCCCAGGAACCGACCCAAATACTTTGTCGTAGTCGCTGAGAAATTCCACTTGTCTGCGTCAAGGGTGACGTTTTTTCCGTCTTTTACGCAGATAATTGATGAATAACTCTGGAAGATTTGCTTCTCACCATCCTTGATGATTAACTGATTGTTTGCAAGCATTGAAACTCTTGCGGTAGTTGGATAAGCCATAATTTCTTTAATTTAGGGGTTAATGGCGACTGTGCGGAAAATTAATCCCGCACAATCTGAAGAGATTACTCTGGCTTTACGTTGTCGATGTGGAACGTCACAAACTCTGGAATTATCGAATAATCCAAATTGTTGATGAAATCAACGAATTTTTCCTGCGTAATCAGATCGTCGTATGACTTCCAATTAAAGTGTACCTCGTTGCTGTGGTCGTAGTAGATGACGTTTTTCAGAGAAATTCCTTGGTCAAGAATGTAGCGCAAAGTCTTACGCTTTGCATCCGCGCTTCCCGTCCGCTTTTTGTATTCGGCTTCAATTTCTTCGATATACTTCGCTTTTTCAGCCTCAAATTCTTTCTGGCGACGTTCTGCCAGAGATTCTGGAGTAAAACCGCCCTCGCTGAGCTGCTTTTCAATCGTAGCCCTTTCTTCGTCCGTTAAAACCAAGCGGAAACGCTCTTGCTCTGGAGTGTAGGGATTTACCCATTTATATCCGCATTTCTCTTCAAGGAAAGCAATGAATTCGTCTGCTTCCTTTTTCCAACGCTCAACAATACCAAGGTCGAAAAGCAGATATTTGAAGTACAACTTTTCTTTCGTGAATTTTGAGAGCGTTTCATACTCTTCCTCAGTGCAACGCAGATTTCTCATAGCGCATTCTTTGGTATCATGCTCTATGAAATAAATGCCGTTGGCTTCTGGGTACATTGGAGTTCCTTCGTGTGCGCAAAGGTGAAGAGGGAAAAACTTCTGCAATTCTGGAAAGTGTTTTCCAATCTCTTCGTGGTTGCAACCACCTCCAGCATCAACTAAATGGCCATTTCCTGCCACCCGATAGATGCTGCAAGTGATACTGAAATCACAATGCTTGTTTTTACATTCATCGTCAAGACTTACGTGAACAACGATTTTCATCTTGTCTTTTCCCTCGCGGTAGAACTTTGAAGGATTCCACTTTAGATAATTTCTTGTTTCCATAATCAAATATTTTTAGGGGTTAATAATTTCGTGGAATCGGAGAAATTAATCTCCTAATTCCTTTAGCATCTGCAACACGCAATGTTTGAAGGTTTCCAAATCATTGATGAAAAAGTTGAAATGCTTGCTCTGGAAATCGTGGACGTTTGAAATGTTGGTTCTGCTCTTGATTTCCGTCCAAGTTCCGTAGATGTCAGTGCCGCCCTCTGAGGTGTAGTAAAAACTGCCATCGCTGATTTCGGCAACAAATCCCCACATCAATCGTGTGTCGTTTGGTCTGGAATAATCCTTTGTTTCTTCCAAGCCGATTCTCTTTGCTCTTACGATCTCTAACATAGTCCATTAAATTTTAGTGAAACAATAGGCAGCAGGAACCAGATTAGTGATTCCTGTCTTATTCTCCAGTCAAATAATGCTTGCAGTTGACGGCTTGAAAATTGATTGCGTCAACTCCACCAAATATTTTCCCTTGATGTTGAAATTCGATGTGACGTTTCCGCAAGCACTTTTTATCGTGCCGAAAATTCCGCGCCCATCGTGATCCTTAAATTCTACGTCTTTTTCAAACTCAAAGATTTGGGCGCAAACCTTGTTAAAATGTTCCTCGCCCTCTTTTCTGTCCTGCGTAGTGCCGAAGTAGAGAGGAATATGGCGGTAAATTCCGTCCTCTTCCTGCATCATAATATGCGTCTGATAGTAAGCCATAATTTATTGAATTAATTGGTGAATAATAGAAAGCGATGCCGAAATTAATCGACACCGCCCAAACACTAAAACTTTATAAACTACGAATAAATTCGCTCCAGATTCTCACGCTTTTTCGATACCTTGAATCTATACACCCAACGCTTATCAGAATATTCGTTGTAGAATTCTATGCCTTTCTGCTGCATGATTTTCCTGACGTTTTCGATATGGGTGTCGGCATGGAAATTATAGAACAACCAAACACCGATGCCGTAGGTAGTGGGATAAACCGTCAAACTTGTGGTATATCCCATTTCCTTGCAAATCCGCTGCATTTCCATAGCGAATTTTCCGTATGTTCCGGCGTAGGTTTTTCTGTCTTTCTCAACCAACTTCAAAACATAGTCAACTGTAATCTCCTTAGATTTCACGTTTTCTTTCTTGACCAAAATCTGACCATTATCGTGCTCGACAAATAACGTGTCGTATTCGTAGGGGTCGCAATGGCGGTCAATAATTTGGTCGCAGAATTTCTTGATATGCTCTTCGTACTCTGCAAGAGTGTCGTAATTCCAACTCTCATACGAGCCGTCATTTTTCGGTGGGTTAAGTTCCTTACACGATGACTTGGAATAATCAAACCATTTTTTGTACTGCTTTTCCCACTGATTTTTCTTGAACTCTTCGTAGGTGGATTCTCCATACCAACGAATGCTGATACCTTGCGCCTGCAAAATATCAATGGTTTCTTGCCTGATTCTCATACTAATTGAATTTTAGTTAATACTATTCGTACTTTGGAGAGCAATTAAGCCCTCCAAAATTTTAGGCTGCATCCTCGTAGATTCCGACAAACTTACGACCATCAGAGAAAAACCAATCGTCTTCGTGGCGATTCTCAAACTCTTCCTCCAGACAATTATCTTCGTTGTCGCACCAATACTCATATTCTTTCTGCCATGCACGGAAGAATTTGCCGACACAATTATTAAGCAAATCGTAGAACGAAATTTTCATGTCTGGATTCTTCAACCATTCCATGATCGGTTCTAAGATGTCGTAATCGTAGCAAACTCCCGTAAGCGGGCATCCGTCATAATTTCGCAGAATTTTTGAGTAGCGTTTCCGCGTGAGAGATTTTCCGTTTTCATCCCACTGGAATTTTCCCCAGAATCTCTTGAAGGGAAATAATTCGTTCCAATGCTGATTAAGAATACGCAGGATATATTTGCCCTTGATTTCCTTTGCAGAAATCTCGTTGCAATATTCTCCGATAGGATAGAAATCTTCAAGGCAGAAGCGACAACCGCAATAATCTACCTCCCAATTTCTGACGTTAATACCAAAGAGTTTTTCAAACGCTTCAAGCGTTGCCCTGTACTCGCTCTCTCGGCAGTCCATCACATCGTAGGCTAAATCCCAACGATTTTTCTCAATCAGTTCTTTTCGTACTTCCTCGCTCAATTCATTGAAGCGAAAAAGTTTGCAAGTTACTTCTTTCATAGTTTAATTGAATTTTAGTGTGAATAAATAAATCGTGCGGTTGCTGAGCTTTATCCCAGGAACCGCAAAGAGAATTTTAGGAGTTGATGCAATCCCAAAGAAATTTCTCGTTGTAAACCCTTGCAGCCAGATAATTCTCACTGCTGTCCTCAACGAAGAAATTTATGTACTGAATTTCATCGACTCCGCGCCTGCACAGAAAACTAAATGATTTCTTCCTCAGTTTTCTATCCAACTTTTTCATGTCAAACGTGAACATCGTTCCTTTGGGCGTGTGTTCCTGCTGACGTTTCACGAATCTTTCTCCGTTAGAAAATATCCGTATCAATCCGAACTTATCCATGGCCTTAATTTTCACGTTCAAAATCCTTGCATGGCGACATGATTGTTTTGACCTCTGGAAAAGCATCGAAAACAAATGCCGCAACTCTGCACACATAATCGGTGTAAACATAGCAGTCGTTAAAAACGTGCCAATTTAGGGCGATAACTCCGTCCTCAATTACTTCGTCAACAAATACCAGAGAATCATCACCATCATTTTCCTTGCGGAAATGCTCGTGAATTGCTTCGCTGATTTTGTTGCAGTAATCAGTTTCATTCCAATGTCCCATAATTTACTCATTTTAGTGTTAGAAAATAATTTCGTACTCTCCACCACAATTAAGCGGTGGAAAATCAGAAGCACAAGCCAATTCTTTGCCGCGACGTGAAAAACCTTTCCGATTTCTCGATCATTTTCTTCGTACCACAACCCCAACGATAATAAAGGGTGTAAATGCGCTCAATCTGAGCCGCAATTTCTTTGAATGACTTTTCCATAACTTTTTCCTTTCATTAAATTCATCGTACTTCCCACGATAATTAAATCATGGGAAATTCTTCGTACTTTCAATAGCGCATAAACTGATCCAGATAATACCTGCGTTTATGACACACGAAATAGGGTCGGGAATCTCGGCGCGAATATTTAATCTCCTGCCACCTTGAAACTTTTTGGTCGTTGGTGAAGCGATAACGCACACCATCACCACAGCTATTTATTTCTACCTCAATTCCTCCAGAATTTGATAGGCATAAATAACCGCTTGCTTTGAACTCTGAATTTGCCATAACTAAATACTATTAGAATTACATCGTACTTTCCGTTGAAAAATTAATCAAGGGAAAGTAATAGTCCTCACGGATGCAACAAATTAGGGAGATAGAATAACCTAAAACAAATAACTAAAAACCTTTCGTACTTTCAGCAGAAATTAATCGTACTGAAAGTCATCGTACTTCGTATCGTACTCTTTCGTACTTATTTCGTACTTAATTTCTGCCGTCCAAAATGCTGGCAAAATAACAGTTGATTCTCCACCACGATTCCCAGAACCTGCCAAATGGCTTGAATGAATAGACAATAACTGCCGCATAAACAAACGACAATACAAAGCCCCAGAAACTTGCGCTAAGAAATAACACAAGAATAGGCGACAAAATCAGGCTACCGAATAGCCAGACGAATAAATGCCTAATTTTCATAACTGAATACATTATTAATTAATTACCATAATTTAATTTGGCTCTCCGCAGATCGCTTAGGTGCTGCGGAGAAATAGAGATTTTTATAGGCTTCATAATCACAGCCCAATTCCATGAGTTTCTGCTTGGAAAGATTCAGCTCTTTCATCCTCAGTTTTAAATACTGAAAACCTGCGATGATTTCCCCAGCAGTCCACTCGCTCATTCCGCGCTTGCTGATTATGCGCTGAAATTCCTCCAAATCCAAGGCAGCGATTATCGCTATCCTTTTCTCTGGACTATAATTCAAAAAAGGATTCTTCATAAATATTCGGGATAAATTCCTGCATAGTTTCCAATAGCAGAACTACAAATAATCTTAATGCCTTTTTCCATGCCGTATTTCTTGAAGATTTTCTCGGCATATTTAGCCAGATCAATTTTCATACGATTTATTTTATCTCATAACTGATCTGATTCTCGTCATATACATCTGCAATCATTTTGCAGTCCTCATACGTGCCGATAAAAATCACGGCATTGTCAACAACTAAATTCTTCATAATTTCTATCTTTAATTTGATTCTGGCAAAATCGCCATTGCTCTGCGGAGAAAATTCGATTTTCAATTCTCAGTTCTATTTTCAAGCCGATTATCCACAGAATTTTGTAGGCAGTGGAAAGTCTTTCATTTCCACCGCCCGAAATTATTCAGGCTAAACTACATCAAAACTGCTCATATTTTCATGCTATACTTTCACGTTCTTATGTTTTGCTTAGTTAGTGACGAAAATATTCTGCACCATAGCCAGCCCAAACCAAATAGAGTAAAATTCAATTATGGACTTTTTCAGATTTCTACAAGGATTTTTCACGAAATTCCTTGCAATCGTTTCGGGTCCTGGGATTTCTCCCCCAAAACCTTTGCCGAAAACGATCTGCCACAGCCTAACGGCAAAAATGCCGTCGGTTCTGCTCTATCACACGGCGCATCAAAACTTGCCCCGAAATTCGTCTGGCTTGCGCCAAACTAATTCGATCGGCTTTTTCTTTTGCCGTTTTGCCCTCCAGTTTTTCAGGCTGGAGTTGAGGCAGGAAACCAACCGCAACAATTTTACGCGAAAATTCACGCGGTTTTTTGTAGGCTGATTTTTCAGTTAAGAAAAACCGCCTTAAATAAGGCTAAATAAAACACTATAAAACCAAAGGCAAAATAAAACCGCCTAATAAGTAAGCAAGAAAAAACCGCCTAAAATACCGCCTTATTTGCTCAATATTGCGTTTTATTTGGTTTTCCTTATTCCTTATAAGGTACGATATTAAAACCGCCTTAAAACCTTATTATTTGCTTTATTCTGGTATTACCAGAAATTAGCCAAATTTGCGCCTTAACTAATGTATGATATTACCGCCTTACTATTTACTTATATAAAGCAATATAAGACTAATTAAAGCAAATTATAAGGCGGTAATAAAACCGCCTTATATAAACGAAAATAAGGCGGAAAAACCGCCTTATTTGTAGGAATTTAAAACCGCCTTATTTAGCCAAATTTGCGGCTAAAATTGCATTAAGTTGTTCAACAGATACGCCGTATTTTTCGGCTAATAATTCCGTGGCGGATTTTTCAGCCTTTGCCGCCTTTGCTTTTGCAGCCTTTGCAGCCTTAACTTTGTTTGCCAAAGAATCGACTATATTACGACGATATTCCAACCAATAGTTAACAAGACGTGCAGCCTTTGCAGCCGTTTCAGGTGCGAATGTGTAGCCGTAAAAAGTACGGTTTTCGGTTGCAAAAGTTGTTACCGCGTTTTCTCCGTCAATAATTTCGGGACTTACTAAAATAGTCGCGTTTTCGGTGTCCGCGTTAAATGCAGATATTTCCGCGTTTATTTCCTCATCATTTGCACCCGCGAAATAATTGCTTATTACCTTATTACAAATAGGTGCATAAACTTTCGCAAATAGTTGCGCCTGCATTTTTCTCAACTCGGAATTAGCTGCATTTTTTGCGCTAATAAATTCCGCTGATTTTTCACACTCGGAAATAAATTCCTTGAAATTCTCTAAATCTGATTTTACCAGATTTTCAGCCGTTTTTTTCTCGGCTTGTTTTTCCATGATTTCCACCGCGTTTTTTTTGGTGTCAATCGTTGCAAGATTTTTACTCATAACTTATAAATTTTAGTGTTATTCCGTGAATTAGCACGGCCTTTTGTTCTTTGGTTGCAAAGTTAGCACAATTATTTGTAATATGCAAATATTTATATAACTATTTTAATATAAAAACGAAAGTTTTCGGAATTCTTTACAAAAGTATGCACAAAATAGCGTTTTTGTGCATATATAACTAACTGTTAGGCGGTATTTTTGGCGGTTCTGGTAATTACACCGCGTTATGATCATAACACAATATAAGGCTAATTTTGCAACCAGATAGCAAAAAACCGCCTTATATATACCTTATTATATATAGAGAGAATCAGCCTAATATATAACGCTGCATTACGTTTTATAAGGTGTATTTTTTTGCCTTTGGGCTGCATCCTGATTGCAAAGGTACATATATTAATATAAGGTGCAAAGGCTGATATATTAGCCTTATATTTGCCTTATAAGGTGTATTAAGGTGCATATATTGAAAACTGATGCAAAGGTACATAAAACCGCCTTATATTAGCCTTATATATAATAAGGAATAAGGCACAAAAACGAGCTTAAAAAGTAAAAATAACATACAAAATGTTAAGTTAAAATTAACGTTTTATAATTGCAAATAAACAACTAAAACGTATTAATAAAAGTACAAAATTAACACAAAATAAACGGCTAAAAATAGGCGCAAAGTACGATAAATAAAGGATTTAAAGCGACTTTCGGCAAATGTTAAAAATCAGCGTAAAATCTTAAAATTGAGAAAGTTACATTATATTTATAATGTATCATTATTAAATCATTAATTTTAACACAAAAAGGCAGGGGAAGCCCCCCTCCAGATCAGATAAATCGCCGTTTTCACCTCTCACAAAAATTTTTTATTTTAATTTTTTATTATTTTTCTGATTTAACACAGTTTTAACACTTTGTTTTTGCATGGTGTCGATGTGTCTTGAAGTCCGATGTATAGGGCATAATGTAGGCAAATGTCTTAAAATCGACAAAAATCGAAAAATCGGCATTTTTTAGGTAAATTTTGTGTTTAATTTCTGTTAAAATCATGTATTTTCGATGTTTTTTCCCTACATAATGTAGGCAAAATAGATATTTTTCTACTATTTTCTTGATTTTTCCCTACATATCGCATTCCCTTTTAAATAAAGGGTTTATCTTTGCATCATGTAGGCAAAATGTAGGCAATGTAGGCATTTTTGAGTGTTAAGAAATAAAATATTTATATTATAGGGTTAAATACGCGCATGAAGGGTTCCTTACATACATTGGACTTGCGTGAGAAGTTGAAGCAGGATTTCGTTGCGAGTATTGATCGCAAGGAACTCACTGAGGCTTATCATCAGCAGAGGTATGGTCACAGGCTGTTAGACTATTCCAACATTGTTTTCAAGGTTGGCAAGCAGTGTTTGCGCAGTTGGAACGGTGACATCTATCATTTCGATGGTAGGATATGGAATTGTCTCTCCGACTCTGAGCTTCGCGTCATGCAGTATAGTTTGAGTGATGCCCTTGTTGCGTGTAAGGTTGACAAGGATGATGTTGTTAAGTCCATTCAGAAGCTCTATAATAGTCTTTGCGATGGTGCAAAGAGTAGTGTATTGGAACTTTCTCCTTCCATTGTTGGTTTCAGAAATGGTATCTGGGATTTCTCTGACATTGATAATCCCGTGAAGTATGGCTTTGGTGATAAGATGCCAGTCATTAGGTTGTTGGACTACGACTATGATCCCAATGCCACCTGCCCCAAATGGATTTCCTTTTTGAAGGGCATATTGCCCGATGACCATATTCTGACTTTGCAGAAGTACATGGGTTTGGCTTGTGTTTATAGACGTAAGATGACTCACAGAGTCGAAGAAAGTCTGTGGCTCGTAGGTACTGGAGCCAACGGTAAGTCAACCATTACCAATGTCATTACCGATGTCGTTGGTAGTTGGAACGTATGCAATGTCGCATTGGCTGACTTGGTAAGTGGCAATATGGATAGCAGAGCCAGGTTAATCGGTGAGCAGGTGGTGGGAAAGATATTCAATATCTGCGACGAGGTGCAGGCTTATGACATTACCAGATACGAGGATGCCTTTAAGAGTCTGTGCAGTGGCAGTCCTCAGACCACACGCACTATCAAAGGCAAGTTCGAGACCAAAGCCGATATTCCATTTCTCATATTCTCTATGAACAACAAGCCCACGAATAGCAATATGGATAGGGCTATGCTTAGACGATTGATATTCATTCCGTTTAGGGCTTCTGTCACGGCGAAGGATATGGATAGGGAGTTAGGCAGTAGCTTGCGCAATGAATATTCCGGCATCAGGAACTGGCTCATTGAGGGCTATAAGAAGTTGGTGAAGGATGACTTTCGGTTCACCAAGGCCAAAATGAGCGATGACGAAAAGCGAAAGTATATGGTAGAGAACCGTCAGACCATAAGGCTTTTTATGAATGAGAAGGGTCTGAGGGAAAACTACCACATCAACCAGTTAGACGAGAAGCCCAAGCGCGTGTTGGCGAATGTGTTCTATGCCGAGTATGCGAAGTGGTGCAGGGAAAACGATTATGTTGCTGAAGAGGCGAATGCCTTTTATAAGTGGATGAATAGAACGCTCAGTGAGAGCCAGATTCACAGGGTTAGCCTTGGCGTTGTCTATTCCATTTTCAGTGATCACGACTTAGAATATCAAATATAAAACCATTGTGCTATGAGTAGATTTGTAGAAATCCAGTGTATCATTGGTTCGGCAAAGCCAAAGCGAGTAATCAATTTGGATATGGTGTCTGAACTGAATGAAGAGAAAAAGATGCTTTACGTCGTTTGTGGCGGCGTTGTCAAGACCTACTGCATCAGTGATGATAGCGTTGCCGTTGTCAAGCAAGCTATGACTGCCAGTAATAACACTTCAGTCGATGCCATGCTTCAGATGCAGAGAGACCTCGACGCATATAAGAACTGCTTCATCAATGCCATCGGCTATGCCAAAGACAAGTTCGGTGAGGGTAAGGTCATTCCTGCCATCGGACTATTCCCCGATGTCAGCGGTGAGGTCAATGATCAGATTTCGGAGGTTTGGGAGAGCCTGCGCACTCTCAACGAGAAATACCACGATGCTTTGGAGCAGCTAAAGAAGAATGGCATTGACTTCGTAGATAGCCATGCTCTTGACCCCGATAAACAATAGTTGATATGGCAGACAATAGAAAGAAAGTAGTAGTCCAGGAGCCGCCGATTATCGACATCGGAAATTTCGATTTCGGTGAGAGCCGCTACCAACGCGGCGAACAATACTGGATGGCAAGCACCCTCTATCGGGCTTGCATGGATCAGTGCTTAGAGCCTTTTGAACTGCCATTAGCAGCCATTGACCTCTCTGTGTTGCATTTCTCCGTCAAGACCACTGACGAATTCATTTGGCAGATGAAGAGGTGCAGGGATTGTGATACCGACATTCCCATTATCCTTGATGATATGGGTCAGATAGCCGACGGCACTCATAGGATATGCAAAGCCATCCTCGACGGCAAGAGCACCATCCTCGCTTATAGGCTTCAGACCATGCCCGATTGCGATTTCATTGGAAAAGACAAATCATAGAAGTTATGAAATACGATGAATTTCTGAAAACGAGAAGAGAACTCAACGACACCCTTGAAAAGTTGTCGCAGGCACTCTTGACAATGGAAGTTGACGGTACTGACAAAATGGAATTCGTCATCTTGCATGAGCAATATCTGGAAACGGAACTGCAACTGCATCGTGTCGAAAGCCAGTTCTGGATGCAGATGTACTACAATAGTTTCTGGTTTATGAAGCGGAAGATTGCGAAGCAGTTTTATGTCGTATCGGAGTTGCACGGACGCACACTGCATCGCCTTTATAGCGTGAGGATATACAAGAAGATGCTCCAGTCACAAATAAATGAGCAGTAGTTATGACAGGATTTCAATTATCGGATAAGACCGTTCTGTTTCTGGACTTGGATGACACCATCATCAAGACCATTAGCGGCGAGACCTTTGCCAAAGACGTTACGGACTTCCAGATCAAGAAGGATTTTCTTGACAAGGTGAGGGTTTCCATGCCAAACCTCCACATTGTCTGCATTGTCAGCAACCAAGGCGGCATTCCCCGCTATTGCAGTGAGCATGACTTCAATGCCAAACTTGCTGCCGTGAGAACGTTCATGGAATACTATCTCAATGACAACCCCAATGACATTTTCATTGACGTATTCTCCTACTATTGTGCGAGTGAGGACAAAACCAACCCCATGCGCAAGCCCAATCCCGGTATGCTCGAAAAGTTCTATGCCGAGAAGCTATGCTATGCCGCGCCCATCATCAAAAACAAAGCCAATATGCTTATGGTTGGCGATGCCAGTGGCAAGGAAGGTCAATTCTCCAGCTCTGACAAGGAATGTGCCGAGAACTTTGGCATTGACTATCTGGACGTGGAAGATTTCTTAAACGCATAAGTCATGGAAAAAGCAAAGGATAAGTTCAAAATTGGTCAACTCGTCGTGATATTAGTCAATAACAGTCATCATGGCGACATCGGTAAGATTGTCGGATTTGATGATTACAACGAGTACAATGTCAAAGTTGCCTTTGAAGGAAACGAGGTTCAAGGCTATATGACAGCAGAGTTGAAGCCGATTCCGAGGTTAGGGCAGAAAATTTCTGTTTTTGGCAGGATAAAGAGAGCCTATTACCGTTGGCGCAATAGCGATCCCGTCAGCAAATGCCCCGTATATAGGAAAAAGGGTTGCTCCCATGTCGATGGTATGCTCTGCAACTTCCCCGACTGCCATATCTATCACGATTACATGGGTCATACCTTCTGTTCGTGTGCGAGTTGTCTGCTGAATAGTAATTGTTCGCGCCGTAACTACGGCCTTGGTTGCTATGAAGGAAAGCTCGAAGATTGTTGATAATTCTTTCAAATGTTGCAAGAATTGGAAAGAACTGGAATGTTTCACATAAATAAAAGTGTTATGAAGAAAATCGTTTTGTTTCTGGCTATTGCTCTAATGAGCATTGTCATGTGCTCTTGCTCTGAGAACTATTCTGAGGGTGAGAAGGTTGGTGTCTTGACCGAGTTTGCGAAGTCAGGACTACTCTGGGATTCATGGGATGGCAATCTCAACATCACGCAGACTGGCATGAATACGAGTGGCGACCCCTTTACCTTTTCCTTCGACAATGACCGCGATGACCAGTCGCAGTTGATTGACTTGATGAAGGAGGCGCAGGTTAAGGGTTGGAAAATCAAGATCAAGTACCATCGCGTTAGGGGATGGAATTGGTTCCATAATCGTGGCCGCTCACAATATTTCGTCAATGACGTGGAGGTGTTGGATAGTGCATTTGCCACTCCTTTACTGCGTAATATGCCTAATGCCGTTGATGCCAGTCCTGCCGGACACGTCATCGACACCATTTACTTAGTTATCGACAAATCACAATTTAATCACTAAAAAATTACAGCTATGGGAATTGTAGTAGGAAACAACAACCCCAAGACTATCAAGTCTGAGGAAATCGGCAACGCATATCGTCAGGGTATGAACAATGCCGCTGAAGCCGCAAAGAACCGTCTTGAAGAAGACCGTCTGTTTGAGAACGCTTCAAAACAGAGTGTTAATCGTCTCGACAAACCCGAAGAGACTGGTGGTACTATCGCCGAGCACAAGGCAGAGATTGAGGCTGAGAAGGCCGCAAAGGAAGCCGAGCGCAAAGCCCTTCTTGAAAAAATCATGGCTATGCCGGAGGAAGAGCGTGTAGGCGCACTCATTGACGCAGGCTTCAACCAAGAGGCTGCTGCTGAGAACCAGAGAATCGCCGATGCAAAGAACTGGAGTGCCTTGATTACCGTTCTGAACAAATACGGTGTCATCAATATTGCCGACGAGAACACCCATGACATTCTCGAAAAGGCAAGTGATCCCGCAGGAACGAATGAAGACCGCATCGCCTTTGTGCGTGAGAACGGTATTGAAACTCTCGCCTCTCTCTTTGAGAAGGTCGTTAGTGGTGAAACCACCGTTGCCGACATCGAGAATGAGTATGAGGAAAAGGCAAAGGCTGAAGCCGAGGCTGCTGCAAAGGCAGAGGAAGAGGCTAAGGCTAAGGCCGCTGCTGAGAATGCAGGTGCAGGTGAATCAGCTCCAGCAGACGAAGCCCCTGCCAACGGTGAAGGTGGCGAAGGAACTGAGGCTCCTGGCACTGGTGATGCCGACGGTAAAGGTAAGGGTGGTGACAATGCTGACTCCCAAGAGAAGAGAAAGCCCGGTCGCCCCGCAGGTTCAACCAATAAAAAGTAGTCTGTTATGTCGAAGATACTGAAACTCGAAGACCTGACGCCCGAACAACTTCGGGCGCAGGTTAAACTTTGCTTCAAGATGTTCAAGCAATGTCTGGACTTGCTGAATGGTGAGGATATTCCCGACCAAGCCGCCATCAAACTCGTTGATCCGTTTGGTGACAGCGATGACATGGAACTGTTCTATACCTGCAAAAGAATCGGTGGCGGTGGCGACCTCTCTGATGCCCTTGAAACCATCGACAAACTGAATAAGAGGGTTGAGAAGTTGCAGAAGCGTTTGGCAAAGAAACACGATGAACTGGAGCAGCTACAAAATAATTGTGGCGGTATTCGCTTCAAATTGGAGTTTGACGTTGACCGCTTTGTTGAAATGACAAAGGAGGTTGCTAAAATCCTGCGAAAAGTCGGCGACCTTTCAGCGATGGAAGTTCAGGGTATGCCAGAAGCCGCAAAGCAGGCATATCAGAAGTTGTGGCGTGATTTCGTTGAAATCGTACCAAAGGCCATGGCAAAGGCTGTTGCTGATAAATCCTTTGAAGTTGGAAAGGAAAATATTCCCAACAATTCTGTCAAAGGTGTAAGCGAGAAAACTGCGAAGGAACTTGAAGACCGAATCAAGGCTTTCCGTCTTGACACATTTAACATTCGCAGGCATCTGGCACAATTTCCTCTTCATCTTGATGCCATTGATGCTTTCGCCATGCCAATCATTATGAATCCCGACCATATTTACCAACTCAATAACCCCAAGCCCGGGTTTAGTGTTGGTGACAAGGTTTTCTTCATGAATGGAAATGTCGTTAAGTCTGGCATCGTGAAAAAGATTGGGAAATATGATTGTGGTTTCTCCTATCTCGTCGTCAACAAAGATGGCGATGTCCGCTACAAAGAGGAAGAAATCTTCCCCTCTGTCGAAAAATTGCTTGAAAATCTAAAGAAGAAATTCAATGGATAAAAAAGAGAATGCTGCCGCTGCTGAAAAAAAGGAGCAGCTACAACCACGCACATTAGGTGAGGAATATGTCGCCATCAAAGGCTTCAAGTTGAAGCGCGTGAAATTGCTCGTTGATGTCAACGGGCATTCCCGCGAACTACTCCCAGGAGCCAAGATGACCGAGAAATTCCTTCAGAAGCAGAAAGCCGCAATTATCGGTGCTGTAAAGATTGCCGACGCGCAGGAATGTTGGTGCATAAGATTGCCAGAGACTTTTGCCATCGCAAATATCATCGTCAATCTCTATGAAAGCGGAACGCCCGAAGATGAAGCAATCCTTTCCACGCTTTTCTGCAACTATGCCAATGTCTCTACCGTATCAGACGGACTTTTCCACAACCTCGTACTGAGCTGCTGTACGCTCTATATGCTGAAGCAGGATAGGTCAAAGACGGTCAAGGAGAAAAAGTCTGAGTATTACGGCGTGTTGAAAGACATGATGAAAAACGTCTTGAATGATCTCGAAACCTATGAGCAGGTTAGCCGTGAACAAATGGAAAAGGACAACGAAGCCTTTGAAAAACTGATTCAGGCGGGAGAAATGAGAGAAGAATTAAATCAGCCTTCCTAACGGGAGGCTTTTTTTATGCAGAAAAAATGGAGGTCTGACCCCTTCCACGGGCGACCTCCATCTGCGACTTGAAAGATATATGCTACGAAGATGCGCAGAATCTCCGCTTTTTTATTCCCCACTTAATTTATCCTTTACCTTTTCCACATAATCGAGATATAGGGAGCAGTTGCAGCACTTTAGCGGCAGATAGATGTTTATGGTGTCGCCATTCTGCCCCTGTTCCGTGAGTTTCGCATATTGCTCGTTATAGCGAAGAAAAGCCTCGCCACGTTCCTTACTTCCCTCCGGCAGTTTTCTGGCACTGCGTAAAACCTCCTTCAAAGCCTCTTCCTTTGAGATAAGTTCAATCTCAGAGAGTTTTTCTGGAATGGTAACGCCTGATTTTACGCGCTGGATTCTGGCTTCAAGCATCACCTTGAATTTTTTGTCTTCAAGAATTCCGTCGCGGTGGCTCATATTTTTCTGAATGTCAAAAATCTCGCGTTCGGTATAGGCGATATTATAGGCATCTGGCTTTGAATATCCCAAAGCAATCAAATCAGCCATTAGTAGCTGCTCCGGCGTTACGTCAAATTTCTTCGCCTCTTTTTTTATCTTTTCTGAGAAATTCATAATTCTACGTTTTTATTCTTCGATAATTTTGTTAATTGGAACGGCGATGCAGCAGCAATGAGGATGGATTGGAGGAAAATGCTCCTTATCGTCAATGTTATGGAAGCCGACATTGCTATCACACATCTTACAATCGTAGCTGCTCCCGCGCATCACATAATATCCGGCAACACCTTCTGCCTCCATGGCCATGAGGTTTTCGCGCCTCCATGCCATCAATAGTGTTATCTTTGCCATGTTGGTGACGTTTACAGCACCGTTGTTGCTGAGTCCGACGGACGGGTGCTGAGTACCGGGGTCGTAGTGGATGCCTTTGGATTTGAGGTACATCGCGGCGATGCCAGGAACCGACATCGCAGACCTTACCTCTGGCGTAGTATATACGCTCTGCAATGCCCCGACAATCTTTGTGGTGGCGGTTGCAACGTCATGTCCTGCGATTTGCATGGAGGCAATAAGGGCTTCGAGGTCGTAGAGATAACGCCATAGATAATCTTCAAGTGTATCTGTGAGGTTGCGGTTCTGCCTACCCAATGACATGATATAGGATATAATGCTGTCACTGTCATCACCTGCGTTAATGGCAGAGTATTGCTGAATGAGTTGCATAATCTCTTCCTCCACTCTTTCCATAACCTCCACTATCTCGCCATACATCGAGTCGTTGGACTGGAGGGTAAAGGCTACGGGGTCGATATTGTATTTGTAGCAGATAACAGTTATCTCCCTTGCTGCATTCCTCAGTATTTCCATGATAAGGCTTTCGAGAAGCGAAGCATAGTTGTTCCTTTCTCGGACGAATGCTTTCGCTTCATCGAAATCCTCTTGTGTAGGCTCTTCATACACACTGGTATCAAGCCTCATTATTGCTTTTCCACTCATACCTGCTTAGTTTAGTGAGTACGATTCCATTTTTCCCAACCGTTCTTACCATCCTTGTTGCCCCAACGGTCATAACCAGCCTTTTCGTATGTGCCGTCGGCGGTTTTGCCGTGACCTTTGGCAATAGAACCCTTATGTCCTCTTACCTTGCGGGCTGACTTAGTGGTGGTGGTAGTGCCGTCGGTGGTTGTGGTTTCGTTAGAGTACGAGGCATCAATCTCTGCCATCTTTTCGGCTTCATCAACTGCTATCTCGCTCTGGATAATCAGTTTTTGCTCCTGCATCAGAAGATCTTGCTCCTGCTCCTGCTTCTTTTCCTGCAAGATTCTGTTCCATTCCTGCGGTGTGGCATAAGGAGATTTCTCCGATGCCGTCTGCTTTGACAAGAAGCCGTTCTGCACCTGCGTAGCCAGATTGGTTGTCAATTCGGTTTCGTTGAGGTGGATATAGGGCTTGATGTAGTGGCTGATCTTCGTATTCATGAAGTCAAGGCGGCGTTCTGCCTCCACGCCATAGCCGAACTTGAAGATATAGACGATGTGGTTGATAGATACCGCATATTCGTTGCTGTCACTCATAGCCTTGTTGTAGGCAGGGGTATAGAGCAACTTAATGGCAGCAGCGGGGAGGTCGCCGGACTTCAACTCTGGTGTCTTTACGACGTGACTCTGACAATAGATTTGGTTTTCCAAAATATCAAGTTCAGTCTTATAGGCATTGGAGGCATCCTGACGGTTCAAGAATCCAATCTCTCCGTCTGAAGGAAGAATGAATATCTTACTGGCATGGCTCATATCCTTCTTAGTAACCTCCTGCGAACCCTCACCCTTTACATACATGATTGGAAGACCGAAGTCATGGTTGTTCTGAGCCAGTCTGCTGAATGCCATTTCGTAGTTGTCGATGGTTTCCTGCGAGAACGTCCAACACGCACCGTTATCGTCACGTTGGTAGGCAACGGGTATGGTGTCGAAGCCATGCTCTTCTGGCGGGCAGTCGAGGTGGTAGCCATTGACATTGAACAATGACATAATGGCGTTTTTCCATTTCTCCAACACACCTTCTGGATCACCTTCGGCGGCAAAGCGGTAGTAGTAGGTGTTATCCCACACATCTACATAACGCCTTGTTGTCCTG